AATTCAAGGGCTATTCTATCTTCAAATAAATTTTTTAAAGTTTGTGCACCAAGTTTCGCAAGATAAGAATCTTGTGATAACGGACCGTCAGAACCTACAGGTGACGTTGAGGTTAAAATTTCAAATGGTGTATATAATGAAGGAACAAATGTTGGTGGGTTCCAATATGGTTGATAGATTTTATTGTTATTTTGGATACTATCGATAATAACCATATCTTTAAATCCTCCATCAGGTCCGTATTTGTTTTCAATATAAGCAGCGTCAATATAGAATTCGTTAACCAAATCCAATACCGTATCATTAGGACTATATTCTCCTTGATTTGAATTAACAGGTAATGGTGGGTTGTTATAAGTAATATTTAAATTAAACCCTCCATTTGGTCCATATTCATTTAACGGATATAATTGTTGTGCAAAAGGGTCGTCATGAATTAAACTATCAGGAGAGTCAATAACTTCAGATACGTTTTGAACCACTTCATAATTTAATGGTCCCGCAGGAGGAGTGTATACACCTGTTACAGTATAAGGTGCCAAATTTTTGGCCATCAACGCGTCTCTAAAACTTGACGTTGATACAAAAGATAAACTACTTCCTGTCATGTATTGTTTTTATTATAAATAGATTTCATCTTTATTTTTACGCCATATTAGCCATTCTATTCATCTGTTGTCTAGCAGTTATTGGATTAGAACCGTTTGAACCGTTCGCACTATTTAAACCGTCACGGAAAGACTCTAACATTTTTTCTTTAACCGATTGTTCGTTAAGAGCCATAATTATATCCTCAGTTTTAATATTCGGATTGTTACTATCAATTTTAATAGTCAGATTAATGTCAGCAGTTGTCTTTGTTTCTCCACCACTATTATTACCACCATTTCTACTACCATCAATATTAGTTCCTCCAGCCATAATTAATTTATCTTCAGGATGAGTCTGTATGGTAAAGTCACTAACTTTTATGTTTTCTTTTTTCTCGACAAAATCAACAACATTACCTCCCATTTTCATCATTTGTTGGATAACGGGGTTCATTGATTTACTCAATTCATCAAATGAAGTTTTGGCATTTTTCATAGTTTCTTCAAAACCTGTTTTCATAAATTCACCCGTACCTTTAAACGCTTCTAATGTCGAGGTTAAAATTCCATTACCATCATTTAAATTTTTCATGAAGTTATCAAATCCTTCATCAAAACTTTTCCCAATTCCTTGAGTTGTAAAAGATTCTCCAGGAATTTTAGGTATTTGGGCGGCAACCTCTCTTGAGGCATCTTGCATAGTTGTTGACGCTTTACTCTTACCGATTGCACGACCTGTTCTATTCGCAATAGCTTCAACTTGTTTACTAATAAATTGTTGAGTCGTTAGTTGGTCGGACTGTATCTTTTCAAGGTCTTTAGGTTTTGACGCGTCCCCTAATGCTTTAATATCATCATCACTTAATTCTGTAACCGCCTTTGTTTGTTGTTTACCTTCCTTATCTGTAAATGTTACTTCATACTGACCACTTTCACCCATTTCCGCCATATTGGCAATCATTTTCTTTTGGTCTTCACTAACATCAGGGAATTTAATTTTTGACATTTTATCCTCAACTTCTGCCGCTCCTAATGCCATTTTAGATAACTGTCCTTTAGGTAATCCCATAGCAGTTTCAATTTCCATCAATTGTCGTTTAGCACCTGGCATAATTTCAAAATGTCCGTCCTTATTTAATTGAACAAATTGTTTGGACATTTCGGCGATTTGATTTTGAAGTTCCGCAGGGTCGTTTTGAGCTAAATCCATTAATCTTAACGGGTCTAATAAATCACCTTGAGCAACCCCTAATCTTTGCATTGCCGATGACATCTCAATCGCTTTCTCAGGGTCAAATAAGTTATCCGCAATATCAAGAACTGATTTCATATCAATTCTTAAACTAACCGCTTGGGCCGCCATTTTAGCCATACCCTCAACTCCTCCTTGGAAGTTGTACTTATTCATTGAGGATAGGTTTTCAACTACTTGTTTTGAGACCGCACTCGCGTTAACACCATTAGCTCTTGAGGTGTCAACCACTTTTTGCATTTGGTCGTCAATCTGTCCAATTGCAAAACCAGCATCTTTAAAACCTTTCGTTAATTCACCAATACTTCTCCCCGTAACTTCTCTAGTGGCGTATAACTTATCGTATGAATCCGATGATAATATTAAATTTCTACCTATTTCATCGGTGACACCTTTTTGTATTTCAAGTATTTTATCCCAACCACCACCTAACACAGTTACACTTTCAACGGCATCAGCCATAGCACCTTTAATCGCGGTAATTTGTTCTCTACCTTGACCAAAACTTTTCGCAACATCTGTAGCACCTTTTTCAATTTCATCAAGTTTCCCTAAAATTGACGCTGCGTCAAAATTAGTCATGAACTCTTTAAAAAAAGCGTCACCTATTTTTCCACCATATTCTTTGAATCCATCGGTTCCACTACCTTCGTTATCAGCCATTAGTTAGTTTTTATAATAAATACATAACACACCAATTTTTTAAGAATTCTTTGGTGTGTTATGTTCTATAATTTTATCAATAAGATATTTTCTCATATAAGTCGGCATACCATAAAAGTCAGAATACGAAGTTCTGAGAAATTTCGCCATTAAATAATATTCTTCTATGAGATATTGTCGGTAATTAAAAGAAAGGCCGAAAAAACTCCACCCCAAAGGTAATATCAAATGTTACCAATTCTCCTGACGGGGCTTTTACTGTTTTTGTTAGGTCTAAAGACGGTTCGTTTTCTTTCATAAATGTACGGATGTATTTAGAATCCATAATTGGTAATGTCTCAATAAACATTGAAATATCTCCTTTGTCTGCACTACCATTAACTTCTTGAATAATTTTATTTAATCTCCAAGTAACGGTTGGTGCAACTCTACCTACAGGGTATTGGTCAGCAAAATCAGAAATTTCTATAATTTCACCATATGTTAATGGTTTTAATTTTACTGTTGAGCCTGTCTTTGGTAATGTAGTTGTGAATAAACCTTGTTCATCAGGTTTATGTTGACTTTGTTTTATATTTAACTCATCTAAAATTACATTAGTTGTAAACTGTTTAGATGTTCTTGGGTCTGTTAATGTTAATGTGTATTCAGGACCAAATGATGTATTTCGTAGATAAATCATAATTGCCTCAATATCCCCATTTAACATGTCCTCAGGTCTTAACTCAGTTTCATAAATTTTACTTCTAAGTAAGGTTAAAATAATATTATTTGAGTTTTGAGCGGCACCAATTAAAATGTTCTCATCATTAGCCGTTAAATATCCGACTTTGATTGCCTTTTTTTTATTTTTGTAGAATACCCCTCCTGATGGTAATGTAACCACATCATGAGGTAAATTAAAATTTTGTGTTCCAGCTTCAATTAAACTTTGTTCCATATTGACTTCTTTTTATTATAAAATATAATCGTACTTCATTTTTTATAAAGAGAATATGTTTTTATAAAAAAAAATTCCCGTACATTTCTATACAGGAATCATTTTTAATATAATATAAACAAAATTAGTAAACTAAAATACAACGGTCCATTCTAAGCTGAGCAGTAACTGTTGCTACTTTATCATCAGAGTAACCTAACGAGTTGAAGTTAACATCTTTCATCCATGTTCCTTCCATAATCCATTTCTCAACCACAACACCTGTTGGGTCTAACATCTCAAGGTCTACGTTTTTCTTGTAACCCGCAGCGTAACCCATACGACCTGTTACAGACTCAGCACATAAACGTACCCATTCCATAAGAGCTTGTGACGCTGAAGGACCGATAGGGTCTCTAAAAGTAACGTTTAATTCACCCCATGTAAAACGTCCTGCAACATATGTTGAAGTGTTTAAGAACGGAATCTCAACAGAGTTAATTGTTATATGTGGACGAGCCGCAGTTTCTACGAACCATTCGTTAATTCCCAACGTAGAAGGGAAACGAAGTATAAATCTATTATTCCTTTTTGGTTCATAAGGAATCGGCATTTTCATTAGTAAATCAGCCATTGTGTTGTTTTGTTTTTTCTGTTTATTTATTTATTTATAAATATATCGAGATTAAATTTTTTCTCTTTACTTTTATTTTTTTAATTTTAATCTTCTACTAGTCCAGTCCTAGTAATTCTTTTTACCTTCTTTACCTGTATGATAAATATTTAAGTCGTCTTTATCAAAATGTTTTCTCATTACTTCTACATTTCTAATATCATCATCTGAAAATCCAATTTTAGGTATTGTAAATCTATTTGAAACTTTGTTCTTTAAATATGCCTTTTTATTAATATGTGATGACATCTGTTTAATATAATCGATAAATAGTCTCATAGCTTTAACTTTTCCTTCTTCAGGATTTGTTGCCGAACCTTCCCCATAACTAACAGGGTGATATTTACACATATCTAAATATTCACGAATCATCTCTTTTGGTGACGTATTCTCTTCATCGGCTAAATCACGATATTTCTCTAAGTTCTTAACCAATTCTTTGGACGATATACCTCCATGGTTTGAGACGATTAAATTATAAATCGCTTCTTTTAACACATTTGGTGTGTGACCTCTAGCCGTGATTATTGAAAAGATTGACCCGTTATTAATCGCTTCTACAAAATCGTTCCATGCAGGTCCTAATTTAGCAGTTAAGGAATCAATAATAAATTGTTTATCTCCTTTAACTCCGAAATATCTAAAAGGGTCTTCAGCAAAACCAACGATGGTATGTCCTTCATATTCGAAAGGTTCTTTACCAATTTCAGTTCTATATTCCGCAAAGTCTTCAGTAGACATCCCAACCTCTTTACCGTCCTCATCTTTAAGAACTATTTTTGTTGGCATAATCATAATATTATCGTCCCAATCAAAGGCATAGTATTTCATGTCGGGGGTTCCCTCTTCAGTAATACCTTCTTTTAATATTATTTTTCTTATTTTCATATTCATATTAATAAATAAGGACAAGCCGATTTTTTTAACCGACTTGTCCTAAAATTATTTTTAAATGTTATCAAACGATGCCCCTGTTGGAGTAATGTAGAACGTGATGTCTATAAACTCAAGGGATTTAGTTGGTTTGATATAGATTTTACCTGTCATTTGGTTTCTATCTAAATCCGCAGTATCTGAAGAAACTGTTACACGGAAATCATATAAACCTCTGTCTCTTCTGATAGCGTCTAAGATAGGGTTAACCGCATCTAAGAAATCTTGTCTTACTTTTTGGTCGTTTTGTTCAAACAATAATCTTACAGAAACCGCAGAAATCAATTTACGAGCTTGTAACAACAATCTTCTTACGTTGATTCTGTCAAGTGCAGATTCTCTAATTTGTAAAGTTTTATTACCCCAAATTACCGTACCAACATCAGAGAAGGTTGCGATTGGGTTAATTCTACCTTTATAAAGAACATCTCTATCTTCTTGAGTAAGTTTCTTTCTTGCTTTAATTGCGTTTACGATACCACGAGTGTAACCCGCAGCAGCGAACCAAGGGAAAGCGATGTTATCCGTTAACGCCAAGTTTCTTGTAACCTCCGCAGTTGGTGGAATATAGATTTGTGTATTGTTAACAGTATCTCTTGTTAATACCCATGGGTAGTATGTTGCAGTATAGTTAGAGTCTATTCCCGAAGTCTCCAAATTATCAACCGCTTCTTGAGGGTAAATCATATCTAATTGGTCACCTGTTGACGGTACAAACATATTGTAGTCAGGTGTTGTACAGATATAAACAGAATCCGCTCTATTAAACTCAATCATCTCAATCGCGTCTTCCACTAAGTTAGAGTTATTTAAATAGTCAATACCTGGAGTTACGAAAACGTTAATGTTAACCGCTTCAGGGTTTGAGAATGTTTGTTGTCCTAATAAGTAAGCGTAATAGTCAGTGTTTGCCCAATCTGAAGAATTGTTACCAACAGTGATTTGTTTAAATGCTCCCCATCCTGTTGCCGTTGGGTATTTGAATGACGGACATGCACCGTTTCTATAACCAATTTTACCTAAAACGAAGTTATCATTATTTGTTCTATGTTCTGTATAGATATCCCATCCATCAAATCCTCCCTTACATAATAAAGAGAATTTACGAGCGTAAAGTCTATAATATGGGTTTGAATCATTATCAGGGTCTGAAGTAAATGGTGCGGAACCTACATAGAATGCTGGTGTACCACTTGTCGCAAATGCGTTTGATATTGTGATACCACTCGCGTTAACGTCCATGTGGAAACCTCTTGTTTGGTAAGCCCATTCATCACCTGAAACATCAGTACAAACATCTAATGGTAATTGTTTACCTTTGTATGTGTAGAAATCAACATCATAACCTACAGTATCTGAAATACCTAAGTAAGTTCTACGAACATTGTCTCCCGCACTTCTGATAGAATCGTCAGCTCCTGAAGATAAACCAAATGGTGGGTTATAAACCACCTCGCCAGGGAAGTCATACTTAGTTTTATAGATTGGGAATGGAGGTCTAACACCCGCATACTCTCTAAATGTATATCCACGGAAACCACAAGGTAATGCGTCAATTGGAGCATCCTCGTTAATTTCAACCATAATGTATTTTGAATTCAATGCGTACTCACCGTCTAATGTTCCAATTTTCTTAGCGATAAAACTATTACTTCCAGGGTCCATAGTACAATTAGTAAATTTCTCAAGAACTACAGGGTTATTATCTGAGTCAAAGAAATCTCTAACGATAACATCGAATGTACCATTATTAAATGAGATATTAGCAATTGACATTTTAACCTCTACGTTCGCAGCGTCTCCGTCTGCAATTGTTGTAAATTTAAATAAGTTGTAAACTTTACTACCTCTTAATTCAGATACAACCCAAGGTGAAGTAGGTGATTGATATTTCTCCAAGTACCAAGCGATAGATGTTGGGTCAACCCCTTGTCTAGCATCAGGTAATGCAGTTAATTGACAATCTAAACCTCTAATATAACCTTTTCTCCAACCATATGTTAGTAATGCTTGGAATCTTTCTTCAACAAATAAAGGAACAACGTCTTTTGGTTTTGCAAAATTAGACTGTCCAAATACTTTAGAAATATATTTACTATCTGAATTAGATAATGAAGTCTCGAAGAAGAATTGTTGACCATCTTTATTAGTCACATTCAATCCAAATGTTGAGAATGGGTTTTTAGTAACTCCTGAATATGAATTTGAACAATCCATTTGTACTAAGTGACCATCAAAATCTCCATAAGCGTTCAGTCCACCAGGAACTTCATAAACCGCTCCGTTATCACTACCGTAAGTCGCTAAACCTCTTGAACGTAATGTCGCTACTACTAAATCATCGAAATCAGAGTAAGCAGTACCTGAGTAAACATAAATTCTACCTGTTAAAGTACCTGTATAACATTTAGTTGGTTTTGCGGTTGTTGTTGTAGTTGTTGAGATTGGTGTTGGTGTAACACATGGGTTAGTTGTAGTTGAAGTTGTTGATGTACTAGTTGTGGTAGTAGTCGAAATAACTTCTGTTAATCCTGTAACAATTGACCAATAAGAATAACCACTATAAACCGAGTTACCAAGGTTATCAAATAAAGCATAGTACCATGGGTCATTTTGAGGTGCTGAATAATTTTCTAAATCAGAACTAACATTTGGAACCCCAAATACGTTTGTCTCATTTGTGAATACTGTTGATAATGAATTATAGTCACTTGATTCAACCGCACCATAATAATAAATGTTTGATGTTTCCGCAGTGTAAGGATTTGATGCGTTCATAATATCAAAGACTTGGTTAGTCATATCTTGATATAGTGTTCCTACACTACCATCAAAATTCTCATACGGTAAGTTAAGTCTATCCGCAATCATCGAAGGTATCTGTGTATTATCTGTAAAAGTTATACTTGAGATACTATTTGAACAACCTGTAAAATCAATTGCGAAATCTATTGTTTTAATATCAACACATTCTGTAACACAATCTACAGTTGTTGCACTTTCACAATAAAAATCTATAGTTGTTGGGTCTACATTTGCCTTAGTTGTAATTGACCAAGATGGTCCCGCATCATAACCTGATAAACCTAATACTCTTGTTACAAACAACTGATTAGATTGTTGTAAATATGATTTTGCAATATAAGCCGCTTCATACTTAGGTATTTGAGTGTTTATAAATTTCTCAGGAGAAGTACCCCCAAAATATGATGAAAACTCATCGAAGTTTCTGATAAAGATAGGTTCGAAAGCGGGACCTTTTAAAGTCTCACCAACAATACCTAAAGTTGTAACACCGACACTTTGTGCCACAAAACTCAAATCAACTTCAGAGGTATACACTCCAGGAGATACGAATACTTTGTTGTTTGTTGCCATTATTTTTTTCTTTTTAGCTTGTTAATTTATTTTATTGATAAATATTCGAAAAAAAACCAAAATACTTTACTTTATAGTAAGTATTTATAAATTGGGTAGAATAAATTCTACCTTTTTTCTACTATGGAGAATAAAGAGAAAAAAATAAAGAATTTAAAGATATCAGTTGAGGTTCACGATATCTTGAAGACCTATTGTGAGAAACATGGGGTAAAGATGTATCGATTCTTAGAAAGAATGATTATTGATAAGTGTAAGGAAAAACCTGATATTTACGGGGAAAATTAAATTAGATTACTAATTAACTGAATTGTTGATTCTTGAGTATCGTCTTGTTTAATAATTACAAATTTTAATTTGTCATCAGTATTAATTTGGATTTCAGATAAATCCGAACCGTAATAATCATTGTTAATAAAAACATCAAATGAGTCAATATTAACTGTTTCACCAATTAAAATATTTGTGGTATAGTTAATAACTTCGGAATTGATATTATTACCAACAACAAATAAAACACTCAACTCATTACCGCCTGGACCAATTATTTTTTTAGGTTGTCTCTTAACTGTATTAGTATCAAATTCAACAACCTGTAAAACTCTTGAGACCGCGGGTGATACTTCAAACTCATCTTCGTCAATTAAAAAACCTAACATTGTGAACTCATAACTTTGAATGTAGAATTTTCTTTTTTCTAAATCCATAACTGACTCATCTGAAATATTACCCATTATTATTGGGATATAATGTCCTTTAATAACTTGGTAAGCTTGTCTTGAAGCGAATTTTTCTATTACATTTTTATTGAACTCATTAATTTCTCTCATTCTATTACACACAATTTTAACTGTGTATGTAATATCAACAGGGACAGGTTGTGGGATTTTGTAAATATCCATACCACTTCTTTGTCCATCCCATGTCGGAACTTGAGCGTAAAAATACTGTCTTCGGTTTGGGATGTTGTATAATAATGCAGGATTGGTCCCAAATTTAACTTCGGGAACTCTGACAGTTGTTATAAATGGAGGTTCAACGTTTTTATCAATATTCTGTAAATTCCAAGTTTCAGTAAACTGAGACCAATTCTGAGTAGTTACTAAAATGTCAATTGTTGGTATTGTTTTACCATCAATTATTGTCTTTAACTCGTCTTTAACAAAATCTAAAAAACCTCTATCCAAATCAGCATGTAATAAAGATTTTGGTAAATAAGTTCCATCCTTATTTATCTTATCCACTAACTCCTGTCTTCTTGGTAAAAGAGTTTTTGATTCTGTTAATGGAATATGTTTTTTTATTTTCTTAGGTAATGGCATCTTAATACTTCCTTACTTCGTTAATAACGAATAATTTATTTTTTTGGTTAATCATATCAACCTCTTTGGCTCTATAAACAGGTTCTTCTGTTTGTTTGTACACAAAACTATCGTATTTGTATGGGTTATATGTCACAACTTTATCTGTCGGTTCTTGTGGCATGTTTTCACATGGGTATTCACAATAATCAACTAAATT